CAGATTTTGCGCATTGTGAAAATCGAGCCTAAAAGTGAGGAGTGAGCGCAAACATCCGATTTTTGCCAGCGTCCGTAGCAAAGGGCTTAACGCCCGAACAACTTGCCTATATTGGTAGTGTAGGCAACTTTTTACCGATTGTCGTAAATGATGTTTATATACCGCACTACAACAGTCCGGAACGTATACAAATTTTATACGGGGGCAGCGGATCAGGCAAAAGCGACTGGAAAGCGACTGAATTGCTGGTTAAGGTTTTGACGCAACCCTATTGCCGTGTTTTGTTTGTGAGGAAGCATCATGTAACGGTCAGGCATTCACAGTTTCAACTACTGAAAGACCAAATAGCCCGATACCAATTACAGGACTATTTTACGGTACTTGAAACGCCAATGACCATTAAGTGTATTAATGGCAATGTGATGTTATCCGGGGGGCTTGACGATGTGGACAAATTAAAGTCTATTGCTGATATTTCGGATGTTTGGATTGAGGAGCCTTTAGACAAAAACAGCAGCATTACAGCCGATGACTTTTTCGAGTTAGACAGGCGCGTAAGGACAACGAAAACGACAAACCATATTCACCTTACCTTTAATCCCATTTCGCAGGATAGTTGGATACACGACTTTTTTTTCAAGGCAACGGATTACGAGCCGTTTGTTTTGAAAACAACGTACCTAGATAACTATTTTAGCCCAAAAAACCAGCACCTTACCTTTGAGCGACTTAAAGTGCGTAACTACCAACAATACTTGGTCTACGCGCTTGGTGAATGGGGGACGTTAACGGTGGGTCTTGTTTTCAAAGAATACACAATCGTTGCCGATTTCCCAGCCGACGCCGACAAACAAGGATATGGTTTAGACTTTGGCTTTTACCCCGACCCGACGGCGCTCGTGCGTTGTGGTATTTACGAAGGCAAATTGTACATTGATGAGTTGATGTACGATTACAACATGACTTCGCACATACGGGCAAAAACGATGAAAGAGCGCAATGTTTCGCCGAAATTGCGTATTATTGCAGATCGAAACCCGGAAGCGATTAAGGAAATTAGCGGATTAGGATTCCCGAAAATCGAAGGAGCCGAAAAGGGGCCAGGGAGCATTAAGGCTGGACTTGAGTTATTAGGGAACTACCCTATTTGCATAACGGCGCGGTCTGTCAACTTGAAAAAGGAATTAGACAACTATTCGTGGGTTATTGACAGGCGCACGGGAAAGCCAACGGGTGACCCGATAGATGAATGGAACCACGCGATAGACGCGGCGCGGTATTGGGCAAGCAAACACATCACATCGAAAAAGGCGTACAAACGCCCGCTTCGATAAAAACCAAGATAAAATGGAACCGATTGATTTTAAAAACGAATTGATTACGATTTACAACGCGATGCGCTGGAAAGAAAATCGAAGTGTACGCGAGGCGCAAACGTGCCGGGACTTGCGCGTATTTATTACAACCAAATTCCAGGATAACGACACGCGCATTCAGTTGAACGCTTGCGACCGTGGCGATTATGACCCGACCAATGAAAAAAAAACTTTGCGGGCGACATTGATGTCGCTCACAAGCCAAGCGCCCTATTCACAAGCGAACCCTATGCCCAACCCGAATACGTCCGGCCAAAGCGGAAATGCTGTGGAGGTTAGATTGCCTAGTAAAATTGGCGACATTATTAAATTGCCGGATATGTCGAGCGATGAACTGAAAGCAATGGAAGTTTTGAGCGCAAAGGAAACGCAGGATTTTGTCGAAGAGGTGAAAAAACGCGGACGCAAACCAAAAAACGTGTAAAATGGAACAATTAAGCCAATGTGAACTTGAAAATATGTGGGCGATGTATCTTGAAAATGCGGACGCGGAAACCTGTTTTGTCATTGACAAGGAGTATAAACTTAGATTTGGATATTGGGCGCTAAAGGAATGGATGCAAAGACGGCGCATTGAAGACGCTGCGATGCCAAAAAATGAGGAGTTTAGAAAGTTTTTGCAGGAAACGGAATTGCAAAAAAACGAATCAATGGCGTACGAATCGCTAATTATCCCGACCCAAATTACCCTAAATGGCGTAAAAACTACCTTTACGGTGATCACAAAAAAGCCTAAAGGCTGGGACGATAAACCTGAAAAGCCTAAATAATTCACAATCAAAATTCACCAAAAATGCAAGAACAAAAAACAATCCGGGAATGGTACGAAATGTTGCCGGAGCCGTATCGGGAACAAGCGATTGAAAACGCTACCGAAAGGGGGCATATTTATTTTAACGCAAAAAGCCTTCCCGATGCGTTAGAGGGGGGCTTTGGGTGGTCCAAGACCGAATCATTAGGGCAAGGGCTTGATTATTGGAGTAAAGTATCGTATTGCGCTTATATTGGTAATTTTGACGGGCTGCATGCCAAACTTAACACAATACCCCTAATCCACTCTACCCAACACAACACCACAATCTACGCCCACAAAGCCAATGCTTAACGCCACATTAAAAGATGTTGCAGGAAACGACCTGTTTACAGTCGAACTACCCACAACGCCGCGAGAGTTGAAACTAAGCGCGTACATTGACTTTGTGAAGGTGCAGGAGTCGGTAATCAATCCGGTTGCCAGGGCGATAATGTCAATCAGTGCGATCACGGGGGTAGACTATGGCGAAATGCTCGAAGCGAAGGTAGGTGACATTTACAGCGCATCGACAAATTTAGACGGCTGTTTGTCGCCTATCTTTGCGCATATTTACAATGTGGTTGGCAAGGTGTCGCCTGTTTTGCGCACGGAATCGGATTGTACCTTTGAATATAAAGGCCAACAGTATATTATTCCGTACATTCAGCAAATTGCACTTAGTGGGGTTGATATAATGCCCGATATTTCGGTCATCGAGGCAATAGAAATTTTGGAAACGAAAAGGATTGCCGAACAATTGGAAAAGGAGGACTTAACAGGAAGTGTTCTGTTTAGCGGTTATTTGCGCACAATGGCTGTTATTGCCCGCAAAGAAGGCGAACTATTACCCATCGAAGAGGCCGAAAAAGAAAAGTTCTTATCCGAAAGAATGAAACACTTTCAGGATATAGACTGTCAGACCGCTTTTGATGTCGCTTTTTTTTTGACCAGTTCATTGCGGGGCTTAGGGCAAAACCAAGGAATCTTTTTTTCTTTGATATACCAAAACCTTACCCCAGTGGTGGAGATGCACGTTTACAAGCCGAAGCGTACGAATCGGCAAAGAAGCACAGTGAAGAAGTATATAACAGGGTCGGTCATAGGCCAATGATAACCGCATTAATGGAATTTGCCTGGTTTGGCAATACCCCATCACTTTACGAAAACGCTTGCCGGGCAAACTATGAAACAGCAATTTCTTTGATGAGTGATAAAAATGCAGAAAGGTAGCGTTCGTCGATCAATTTTGTACGTTGGTCGATAAAAACGGCACTTTCGTCGATACGCGCTTTGTTTGTATGCAATTGTGTGTTATCTTTGTACTATCAAAGCAGCGAAGCAATAACGCAAGGCTGCATAAAAAACGCAAAAGATGATTAACTTTGATCAAATTAAAATCAGCCTTGTAGAAAAGGGCATTGCGCTTCCATTGTTGGCAGAAAGTGCCACACAAAAGCACATTTTAATCCAGGGAGAATGGAATCGAGATGAAACAATAACTGTCATCAAAGTATCGGCAGGATGGAAGATTGGAGACTTTGTAAAAACTTTGCCTGTTAAAATAGAAGTTCCTGCTATTAATGCTCAAAACATTGAACAGATCAAGGCAGACATGCAAAGCGTTTACGGAGCAACGGTGACTGTAAAGATTGCTTAGCCTATGCGGATAAAACATCTTCCCCATATCAAAAAACCCAAACATTTAACCGTGTTTGGGTTTTTTGTTTTAATCCCCTTATATTTGTGTCAAATTTGGCTATGTCTGATTATCTGTTCAACCTCAATGACTTTTATGGAATCCTCGCCGATGCGGTTAGGCATAGCCCCATCGTGAATGGATACCCATGCAAGCGGCTACAAACATGGTTGGTTGAAACAGAAGAGGGCGGGCGTTCGCTCCAAACGCCAAATTTAGGCGCTACGATTTGCGACAAGGGCAAAAACTTCTTTTGGTCGCGTTTGTGGGCCGATTCGGGCTATCCGAAAGAAAACATATCCTTTGATTTTCCGGTGCTTTCTTGCTTTGTGCAAAGCATCCGCACATTTGAACCGTTCGCAAAGAACAAGTGGAAAAACGTCTACAATATTTCCCTTTCCGTTACAGACAGCCTAAAAAACGACTGTAAAGACTGCGATTGTTGCGCGTGTGATAAGCGCACGAAAAACGACATATTTTTAGACACATCGCGGCTACTCGATCAGGTGCTGCACTATTTGCAAGGGGTTAAGGTTGCAAAGATCGACGGCGGGCCGTGGGGGCTTTACCACGCACAGTATTTACAGGCGCTTGTCGATGTGGGCGGCATTACGGTACAAACAGGCAAGGGCTTTGCAGAAATAATGTCCGCCAATAATCAGCAACAAAACGGGATTTATACAGAAGGTTTAGCGACTTCGCTATACGGGCGTAGCATTGATCTTGCGGTACATGAAAACGTATGCTTTGAGGATCTACAATTTAACTTTGAAGATTTCCCGGCTGCTGTTATTGACGATCCGTGTTGCAGTAACGAGGCGCTACCTGGTTTCACGTTTAAGACTTACCTTAATTCGCTCGAAAGTTACCCGAACGATGAAGCGGCACGTTTAGCGGGGCTAACAACGGGGCAATTTTATTGGTTTAGTCAGGAAACGGATACCGGCATTTATAACACCTTTAAGCGCGTTTCACCACTATGAGCGTAAACAACTGCGAAGGGGTGTATATTCAAGGCGCTCCATACCCTACATATTTCTTTGGGCTATTAATCGCGTATTTGTCGGGCCTTCCAAATTACGCGAATGACACGGAGGCGCGGGCCGCTGGACTTGAAACAAATGACCATTACTTTTTTTCAGTGGAAACGGATACGGGCATAACGGACATTTTAAAGCGTGTTTCACCACTTTAAAACAAACCTCAAAAAACCATGAAAAAGATACTTTTTGCGTTTTTCCTTGCCTTATTGCAAGTTTGCGCGTTTGCTCAAACGCCATTTACAGCGCCTTGGGGGTTTAATTATTCCGCTCCAACAGGCGCACCGTCTGCGCTTGGCACACGGGTTCGCTTTGATATTACCACAGGGCGGATATACACATGGTCACCCGATGCGCTTAATTGGCAGTTGCAGGGCTACACAATTGACCAGATAAGCGGCACAAGCGCACCCGCTTACGCACCCGTTCGCGGCCAAAGTTGGTTTGCTGTTAATGGTGATACTTTGCCGCGTTTGTACCAATACACTGGATCGGGTACGGTTTGGAAGTGCCTTAATTGCTCGGACGGCAAAACGTACACGGCTGGCACTGGCATAACTTTGAGCGGGCCTAATTTGACAGTGATTAACAACGCCGGGGACTTATCGAATACCAACGAATTGAACACAGGCTTCGATATTTCCGGTGGCAACTTGCGCATAATTGACGCGGGCGCTACTCGGACGGTGGCCGTTACAAGCATTGCGCCCGATCAAAGCGTAACAAACGAAATTCAAACCATTGACACTTTTTTGGTGTCAGGCTCCAATTTGTTGCTTTCATTAACGCAAGATAACCAACCCGCCAAAACGATCACGTTACCCGCATCCGGCATCACAGCCCTCACAGGTGATGTGACGGCTACAGGTCCGGGTAGCGCGGTGGCTACTATTGCGACAGCATCGGCATCGGTGCGCGGGCTGCTTTCTAGTGCGGATTGGAATACGTTTAATGGGAAAATAGGTGGGGGTGGTACTCTTAATTATCTGCCTAAATTTACAGGCGCATCGGCCCTTGGAAACAGCCTGCTTTTTGATAATGGTACGCAAGTTGGCTTTAATACTAATTCCCCAGAGGCAACATTTCATGTTAAGAAAAGCGATGTTTCTGGCAGTGCGACGGGCGGTAGTTTTGGCTTTTTAATTGAGGATGGAATTACAAATGCTGTATTTGGAATACAAACCGACGCATCGCGTTATGGTGAGATTGTTTTTGGAGATCAAGGCGGTCTGGCGCGTGGTGGACTTCGATATAGTTTGACCAGCCGAAGTACAAACCGAAGGCAATTACAGTTTTTCACAAACGGATTTGGCGCATCATCAATGGTCATAGATTCGACCAGCAAAGTAGGCGTTAACAATAGCGCTCCTGAATCACAGTTGCATGTTACTCAAACAGATGTTTTAGGCACATTTCCAACTGGTTACGCATTTGGGGTAGAGCATAACAGTGATGATGTTGTTCTGGCTATGAAAACCAATTCCATAAGAAGTAACAGGATTTGGTTCGGTGATAATACAAATAACAATCTTGGGGGTATTTTTTATTACGGGTCTACGCATGGCAGCCTACCGAACCACATGCAATTCTGGACAAATGGAGCGCAAAGGACATGGCTTGATGAGACAGGTAGATTTGGCATAGGCGTAGACCCCTCCGCCCGCTTGCACGTTGTAGGCGCTGGCGCAACATCCTCCACATGGACGGCGCAATTCCATAATTCGACGGGGACGAATAATGCGCTTATGGTGCGGGATGATTCGCGTATTGGCTTTGGCACTTCCGTTTTAGACGAAAACTTCAACTTTAGTTTTGCCCAAAACGGAAGTACAAATATTAGAATTGTAAATGCAAATACGGGTAGCGCGGCGCGTACTGCATTCCTGTCAGGGGCCGCAGGCGCATCCGCTGGTTTTTTTGCATGCCCATCCACATATACAGCCGTGCCAGAGTTTACAAGTCGCGGCGTTTTTTCAACAGATGGGGCGTTGTCAAACGGAGTATTGCTAAGAGCCTCGACTGGCAATATTGAGTTTATGACCAGTCTAACAGTTAGGGCCATGTTCACAAATAGCGGGTCATTGCTAATAGGCACAACAACAGATGCCGCAAGTGCAGCACTTAATGTAACATCCACAACAAAGGGCTTTCTACCACCACGCATGACCGCAGATCAAGCAAGCGCCATCGCGTCACCCGCCGAAGGGCTTATGGTATATGTAACCACAACTAGCGCCACCTTCCCGACGAAAGGCTGGTATGGATGGAATGGTGCAACCTGGGAAAAACTTAATAACTAACTTCAAAACATGAAACAAACACTAATTCTCACACTGCTTTTCCTATGCAGCCTATCTGCATACACCCAAACCGTCACACTGGACACAACCTACATTGTCAACCAGGGAGGCGTATTTTTCGAGTTAAGCCGCATCGAATACACGAACGGTTCTTACAGTGAAAAAAAGGACTTTTTGGGCGATACCGTTACGATATTCAACCGATATGTGGCAAAAGTCGAAGGCGAAGCCAACGAAATTGCAGCCGCAGCCGCAACGGCATATCGTATGCGGCAAAAAACGTCCGATTGGGCAAAGTTGGATACAATCACAACGGCGCGATTACTGCGAAGCCCGATTACTGCAATAGCGGATAGTTACGAAAAGGAATTTCTTACAGGTAACTGGCAAATTGAATTTTCGGGAACAAGCACAGCCGCGACATTTCCGCGACTGTCATCCAATAAACGCATACGCTTACAACCCGCAACAGGTGGAACGCCACGAACAATGCTTTTGTATGCAAAAGTTTTGCGCATTGTCAACTATCCTTTTTCGGGTGTCAAT